TTCCTTCCGCGAGGTCGTAGGCTCCGCGCGCTGACCATGCCGACCAACGTCTGGCCCTACACCGACACCTTCTCGGACGGCACCGCCGAGGGGCTTACGTCGTTCGGGACCGAGTTCAATTCGACGATCGGGCTGGCGCTCTCTTCCAACGCTATCCGGCGCGGCCACTACTGCGTATTTGAAAAGGTCGGAAGCTCGTCGTCCGAGTTCTCCTTCTCGCGTGCCCTGATCAACGTCCAAAACACCCTCAACGTCGGCAACTTCGACTCAGTCGGTGTCCTTCACCGCCGTCCATACTCGGGCGACGTCAAGGTCGAAGCGACCTTTTGCCTCTTGTCGCTGACTGGCTCCGCGCAGTCGTCATTCTTTCGGAAGGCGGGAGTCTGCGCGCGCGTTCAGGGGGGTTCGCTGGTAAACGATGCGACGACGAACGTCGCGCACGAAGACTCAAGCTTCTACTGGGCGCGGCTGGAAGAGACTGCGAGCTGGCCGGCGACGACCTACAAGCTCCAGATCCTCCGCGTGGTCGCTGGCGTTCCGACCGTGATCGCGGAGACCCAAGAGCTCACGTCGCTGCAACTCGCTGGCAACTTCACGAAGGACTTCACGATCGGCCTCACGGTCGAGGCCAACGGCTCCGACGTTGACGTGACTGCGACCCTCACGGGAGTCTCCTTCGAGGGTCCGATCGCCCTAGGCCCCTCGACGGCTTACGTTCCTCTGATCCCCGGCGGTGGCGCGCTTCAGCCGGGGCAGCCTGCGGCTGGAGGCGTCGGCTCGATCGGCGGCGGAACCTTCACGCAGTCCAAGGTCTTCGACGGGAGCGCGACCAAGCTCGCCCCCGGCACGGCTCTCTTTCAGATCAGCACGACGGACTCGAGCGCGTCCAAGCTCACCGGCACCGGGCGCGTCGCGATCACCAGCCAGCGTGATATCGGCTTCGGCGTTCTCGGGTATACATCGCTGCAAGTCAAGGAGATCACAATCCACGACCCGGCGGTTACGGCGCCGCTTCTACGCGAAGCTTGGAAGCGGGAGTTCCTCCAGTCGGACTATGACGGCTTTATCGCGGTCCGCAACTATCAGGGATTCCAGTTCTTCTATAAGGACGGCGCGGCTGAACGTCGCCCCGAGGGTCGCCTTGTAGCTGAGGGCATTTCGCCCCCTGAGTTCGGCTCGGGCGGCGCTGGATTCGCGATGATCTCGGACAGCTTCTCGGCGGACCTGGAGAACTTCGACTCGGGCCTGACGCTGCCCAACTCGCGAACGCACCGCGTCAAGTGGACGGTCTCGCCGACGCTGTCCGCGACCGGCAGCTCGCTCGCCTGCATTCTCTACAACCGGGGCACGCCCGGATCGTACACGCTGCGCGTTTCATTCTCCGGCGCTGGCTCGCTTCTACTGCTCGAGCGCCAAAACCCGACGACCGCGGCGACGGAGATCATCGCGGCGTTTACCGACACCATCCCAACGGGCTCGGCGTCGGTCTTCGAGTTCGAGGCGGCGACCGATCCATCGCCGGACGCCGAGGGCGCGGTTCGCCTTAGGGCCTGGTTCAACTCAACGCAGATCGCGTTCTCGTCCGGACTGGTGGCCGGGATCACCATCCTGCCCGACGGCACCGTGATCGACGCGACCTCTAACAAGGCAGGGCTCGGCGGCAGCTACGCCTTCCAGACGCTGTTCACGGCGTCGGAGCCGAGCACCTCTAACTTCGAGCTGACGTCCGAGGAGATCATCGACGCGACGGCGTCCGATCCGGAGCAGGTGGACCCCGATAACCTCTCGCCTTACGACTGGTCTGGCGAGTGCGACGATCGGACTGGGACCCTGGCGCTGGAATATGAGTTCCTGCTGGACCGCACGGCGGCGGTTCGCCGCGACGAAGTCCGAATGGAGAACGGGACGCCCGCGCGGCACCTCGGCGGCATCGCTCCGCGCCGGACCTGGAACGTGCGGCACGCCTCGATGGACGAAACGCTGGCCCAGGACTGGATCGACTTCTGGGACGCGCACCGCAACGAGATCCCCTTCACCTGGACGCCGCTCGAGGACGGCGCCTCGGGCTGCTTCCGGTTCACGAACGACGTCCTACCCGTTGAGCGGATCGGCCCGGTCTACCAGCTCAACGCCACGATCGAGGAGCTGCGATGACCCTAGGCCTCGACCCGTCGGTTCTGCGCGAGGCGCAGCGCGTCCTGCACGACCGCCCGTTCATCTGGCTGTTCGGCGTCACGGTCCCCGAGGGCGACGGCCCGGGCCAGGAGATCCGGCTCGCCAAGTCCTCGACGGACGTCTACTTTCGCACGAACGCGAACGGCTCGCCGCTGCGCTGGCAGGCGTCGAGCCCTTCGACTAGCGGCTTCGAGTGGGACTCAGAGGGCAACCTGCCGCAGTACACCTTGACGATCGGCGACCCGCGCCGGGTCATCGGGCAGAAGATCGAGGACTGGAACTATCTCACGAAGCCGGCCGCGCCCGCGCGCGTGCTCGTCGTCAACGAGAACCTGCTCGACAACCCGAACCACGCCCTCGAGGTCCGGTTCCGAGTCTCGCAGGTCACGGTCACGCGCGACGCCGCGGCGCTGCGGCTCTCGACCTACAACCTGCACCTGATCCAGTTCCCCCAGGACCGGATCGTTCGGCAGGACTGCCGCCACGTTTACGGGGATGACCGCTGCGGCTTTCAGGTCGCGGACTGGGACCCGGGCAAGGTCCAGCTCGGCCAATGCGACCAGACCCTCGCCGCCTGCAAGCTGCGCGGAGCTTTCGAGGCGACGAACGGCTTCCCCGAGATCCACCCGGCGCGCTTCGGCGGGTTCCGGGGCGTTCCGAGGACGACGTCTTGAGCGCCGACGAACGCTGGGACCGCGCCCGGAGCATCGCGGCCGACCTTGTCGCGCAGTCGATCCCGTGGGCTCAGCCCGGCGACCCCAACCGCGACCCGGACGGCGTGGACTGCGGAGCGGCCGTCAGGCTCTACCTGGAGGGCGCTGGAGCGACGTTCGACGAGCCGCGCCTCTGGTCGGTCGGATCATGGGCCGAAGGCCAGGAGAGCGCGCTGGAGAACGCCCAGGGCGTCACGGCTGCGGGCGACTGGTCTCTGGTCTCGGGCCCGACCGATCAGATCCCCGAAGACGTCGAACCCTTCGACGTGATCCTGTCGCGCGAGCAGACCTCGCCGCTGCACGTCTCGGCCGTGATCGAGCCGCGCGGGACTCGCCTACTGACCGCGGTGAAGCCGGTCGGGCTCTGCGTCGTCCGGCCCCGTATGCTGGGCCCCATCCTCGCCGTTTACCGGCTCGAGGGCCTCCCCCGATGATCCGCGCGCTATCCCCCGACGGCCCCGTAGCCCTCTCACTGATCGACGACCCCTTCCGCCCGGGGGATCGCCGCTCTCGCTTCGTGCCCTACCGCCGGGGCATGACGGCCCGCGAGCTCGCCGACGAGGCCTGGGGGCCGGACGCGAGCGCTCTGGCGATCTTCCCGGGCAAGGGCGGCAAGCTCGGCGAGGTGCTCGAGCCCGACGAGCTGGACCGCCGCCTGATCGGAGCGAACGAGGTCGTGACGCTCGCGCGAATCCCGGCGGGCCTGGAGATCTCGCTCGGCGCGATCATCGCAAACATCCTGATCTCTGCGGCGGTTTCGGTCGTTATGAGCCTTTTGTTCCCGCCGCCGGACGCGCCGACTCCGGTCGAGGAGGACACTTCAAAGACCTACGGATTCAACGGCATTCGGACGAACTACAAGGCCGTCGGCTCAACGATTCCGATCGTCTACGGCTACCACGGCGTCGGCGGTCTCGTCATTTCCCAGGAGGTCGTCGAGGCGCTCGACGTTTCGATCGCGGGCCCGAACAAAGTCACGCAGACGCTTCGCGTACTGATCGCAGTCTGCGAAGGCCCGATCAAGTCGATCGGGGGCATCACGACGGACTCGGACGACCTCGTCGGCGAGAACCTTCCCGCGGGCTTGAAGATCAACGGAAACACCGCGGAGAACCTGGACGGCGTCCGCGCGTCCGTGCGCCTTGGAACGATCGAGCAAACCGCGATTCCCGGCTTCTCAATCGCTTCGACGATTTACAACGTCGGATTGGCGATCGAAAACTGGGACGAGGACGGCGTCGCGATCACGGACTGGAGCGAGGCGGTCGAGTACGACATGCCCGAGGAGGGCGACTTCGCAACGGTCGCGATCCAGTTCCCTAAAGGGCTTTACAACGTCGATAGCAACGGGAACACCTCGACGCTGACGACGCAGGTGCAGATCCGTTATCAAGAACTGGACGCGGGCGGAACGCCGACCGGCCCGACGGTCGATCTATTGGGAGGCTTTGCCGGGCCCTTCGGCTCTACCGCTGGAGCAATCACGTTCACCGAGGCGATTCCCTCGAGCTTTACTCGGCTGGTCCGCTTCCCCCTTTACGACCCTGCAACCGTTTCCTTTGCGTCGGGCGGGCTTTCGGTTCGGCAGCACGGACACTTGGGGGACTATTGCATCGCGGATTCGCGCCTTCCTTTCGCTGGAACGAGCGGCTCGCCGGAGGGGATCGCCTTCACTGTCGAGTCCTGGGTCTTCCGGCAGGACATCGACGCAAGCGGCAACCTCGAGAACGGGCCGAACGACGATTTCGTCTGGAGCCTCGCCGATGGTGCATTTGCATCGCAGACCGTTCCCAGCTCCATCCAAGGGCTCGTGCTTCGGATATCGAACGACGTCGCCCGCCTTCACTGGGGGGACGGCTCTAGTTTCGAGACCCTGAGCGTTCCGGGCTTCAGCTTCCCCCAAGCATCCCAAGCGACCGGCAACTTTGGCGCCTGGGCTCAAATTGTTGTTACTTATGAGATCGCCGCAGGGCCGGGAAAAGAGGACCGCGTTCGGATTTACTGCAACGGAATTCAACGCGCCGAAGCTCTAACGACGACTCGATGGTCTTATCCTGCAGTCTACGACAAGATGATCTTGGGCAGTTGGGGGGCTGATTTGGGGACGCTTGGATTCAACGGAGCTTTCGATCGCTTTCGAGTATGGGAGCGCGCTCTGACGCCCGGCGCGATCTCGACCGCTTGGACGACCCAGAACCCCGAAACCTACAGTCCTTCCGACCTTGCGATCGACTGGACGATGGACGCTGTAGCTCTTTCGTCGGGAACGGACTATGACGTCGCCGCTTCGGGAGATACGGCGATCGCGGGCATCTACAAACTTCCCTCGTCGCTGACCTCAGGAATCGGCGTTATCGACTTGCCCGGCTTCTTGCCGCCGGCTTTGACTTCGGGCAGCGTGAAGCGGGGTCGATACAGGATCAGCGTTCAGCGGTTCACGGATCAGCAGGACACTTCGAAGAACCAGGGCTCGACCAAGTTCCAGTCCCTGACGATTGGAGTCGACGAGCAGTTCACCTACCCCGAGGTCGCGCTGCTCGGCCTCGAGATCCCGGCGCAGTCGGACGCCTCGGGCGGAACGCCTAACTTCCTGATCCCGGTCGAGGGCAAGCTGGTGCGCGTGCGAACGGGCGGCACGACGACGGACCCGGTCTTCTCGACGGTCTTCTCGCGAAACCCCTGGTGGATCGCGCTTGATCATTTTTTGAATCCACGGGCCCTGGGGGAGTTTCACAAGCAGAGCGACTTCGACTTCGACAACATTCAGGAGGCGGCCGACTATGCGGACACCGTCGTGGGAGATGGGTCTGCGGCGGTCTCGCCATTCATCCAGTTCATCTATCTCCCCCCTACGAACACCTTTGATATCTTTGTTCTAGCGGAGGATATCCCCGACACTTGGTTTGCTGGGCAGACGGTCGAGGTAAACGGTATAGACTCCGGCCTAATCGCTGCGGGCTGGCCGCCCGACGGATCGTTCGTTGAGATCGTCAAGATCTCAGACTCCCAGGCGCAGGGGCTCGTTCTGAAGAGGGTCCAGTTGACTTGGCCGGAGGGGTTGGCGCCCCCGACCGGAGGCGGCTTCACCCCGACGGCTACCTTTCAAACGAAAAGCCTTCGCCACCGCTGCGATATCGTCTTCGACCGTTCCGACGGCGACGCCTGGAGTGCGCTTCAAAAGATCGTTCGCGCCGGTCGCGGAGCTGCGATCTCTCAGGGCTCGACCGTTCGATTCCGAGTCCAAAAGCCGGAGGTTCCGGTTCATATCTTCTCGGAGGCTAACATCGTCGAGGGCACGCTTCAGATCGCGGGCATCTCACCCGAGGACGAGTTCAACACGGCCGTCGCCGAGATCCTGAACGAGTCCGTCGAATGGGAGCGCGAGCCGGTCCAGCGCCAGGCGGACTCGCTCAAGGACGCGACCGACTTCAAGCGCGTGCGGCGGAAGACGTTCCGGCTCGAGGGCGTTACGTCGATCGGTCAGGCGGCGCGCGAGCTCGACGTGCTGCTGGAATCGAACGAGCGGCTGCGCGTCACGATCGCCTTCGAGGCCTTCCTGGACGCGATCGACCTTGAGCCCGGCGATGTCTTCTATTTCGCCAACCGCCTGCCGGCCTGGGACTACGGCGGACGGATCAAGGACGACTCGGCTTCGGCCAGCGAGGTCCGGCTTGACCTAGACGTCACGCTGGAATCGGGCAAAACCTACCGCGTCGCGGTTCGCAGCCCCGAGGGTCTGGTCTCGGAAGTCGAGGTCTTAAGCGGTCCAGGCACCTACTCGGCCGGCACGGCGATCAGCCTCACGACCTCGCTGGACTTCGAGCCGGTCGAGGGCGACCTCTACGTCCTCGGCGCAGAGACGACCACGACGCGCCTTTTCCGCGTCACGCGCATCAGTCTGGCCGACAACTTCCGCCGGAAGATCTTCGCGGTGGCCTACGACGAGGACGTGTTCGCGCTGAAGGCCCTCGACTTCGGAGCGATCGGCGAGTCGGCAAGTATCAAGGTTCAGCCGACCGACACGGGCGCGGCGGTCGCTCCCGCGACGATCACGGCGACCGAGGCGACCGTGGCCGATCAGGTCACGGGCGCGGTGCAGACTTCGGTCTGGGTCTCCTGGTCGATCAGCCCGGCGGAGGAGTCGCGCGTCCATCGTCAGCGGATTTTCGTGCGGCGAATTCGCGGCGTGCGAGAGCGCGAGGAAGCGACTACAGGCTGGAGCCAGGTCGCCGAGCTTTCCGGCCAGGCGCGCGAGTACCGAATCACCGGATCGAACGCGACGCCGGGGCAGCGGATCGACGTCGCGGTGCAGCCGATCACGAAGCGGGGCGCGAGCTTCGGCTTGGCCCAGCTCCCCGCCTTCCAGCTCTCGATCCGGGGGCGCGTGCAGCGGACGGACACCTACAGCACGCCGAGCGTTGACCGCTACGGCCCGCGGCTCCGCGTCGAGGGCACGATCTCCAACGGCCGCCAGGGCTCGCTCGAGGTCCGCCAGGGCGGCTGGCTGCTCGGGATGCCCTTGGGCGCGAGCGAGGGCGGCGTGGACGTCTTCCAGCTCGACAGCTACGCCGACGGCTCGGACAACGCCGACGGCGAGACCGCGCTGCCGCTGATCATCCGAGAGCGCCTCGGCTCGGGCTCCTACGCCGGCCGCCAGGACTACGTCTTCGCGACCGACGAGCTGAAGGAGGACGACGCGCAGGCCGACGACGTCGCCGTGCGCCAGGAGGACTTTGGGTTCAACGCGACGCCGCCCGGCGGCACCGGAACGCCTATCTTCACGGCGACCACGATCTCCTCGGGCAAGGTCGTGATCGACCCGGCCTCGTCGAGCCTGAACCCGAGCTGGACGTCTAGCTACTTCGACACGGGCACCGCCGCGCGCTACCGCGTCAACTTCTCGATCGAGGCCTGGCAAGTCCACCCGGCGACCTGGGAGGACTTCGCGGACGAGCCCATGGACGGGATCTGGGCTTCGGACTGGACGTTTGAGGGCCCGCTGGTCGAGGAATGGGATTCGCCATTCTCCTCCAACATGCGGGCGATCTTCGAGATCCGATACACCGACGGCGCCAACCCGACCTCGGCGGACTGGGTCCGGTTCCGCCCTGGAACGTACTACGGCCGCAGCTTCCAATTCCGAGCGCGCTTCCGCCGAACAGACACGAATTTCGACGTGGAGTTTGGCAAGGCCGCGTTTCGCATTTACCGCGAGCCCTTCGTCGATCCCGGCGACCTCGACGCGGGCTCTCTTCCCTCGGGCCAGCTTCGCACCTTGCAGGTGCTGCGCTCGACCGAGGCCAACCGCACGGGCGCGACGCCGGCGGCGGGCGAACCGCTCTGGACGACCGACGAGGAGAAGCTGTTCATCGGCGACGGCTCGACGGCGGGCGGGATTCAGGTCGGCGGGCAGCGCAACTTCATGCCCGGGCACTCGGCATCAAGGCGCTACTTCCCGGCGAACGTCCTGGCGGCGGGCGCGGGCGCGGCAGGCGCGGCCAACTTCGTGGCCTTCGTGCCGTTCTGCGTCGGGCAGCCCACGACGTTCACCGGGATCGGCGTCAACGTCACGGCGGCGGGCGCGACGACGGTCAGGCTGGGCATTTACTCCAACTCAGGCTCGCAGCCGGGCTCGCTGATTCTGGACGCCGGCACGGTCTCGATCACGACGACCGGGCAGAAGACCGCCTCGATCTCGCAGTCGCTCACCGCTGGCTGGTACTGGCTCGCTTGCCATTTCGACGCGAGCCCGCCCTCGCTGACCTCGACGCCTGCGGGCGTCGGGCACCCGGGCATTGGCGCGGCGACAAGCTCGGTGGCCCTGCACTCCGGCTATATCGCCGTGCAGGCCTACGCCTCCGGCCTGCCGGCCTCGCCGACGCCGATCCCCTACACCCTGCCGCTGCCGATCGTCTGGCTTCAGCGATGAGCACGCTACCCAGCGGAAACGAGGCGCCGCAGCCTCCGAGCAAGTTCGAGGGCTCCAAGGAGGTCGCCGCCAACGCCATCCCGACCGAGCCCGCGAGCCCGGTTCAGGAGGTCTACGAGGACGGCGTGCTGATCTTCTCCAACGATCCGCGCAGCTTGGACGAGGAGCGCGCCCGCCTGCGGACCGTGATTCGGAACCGAGCCTGGGGGCTCCTCGGGCCGACCGACTTCTACGTGATCCGATCCTATGAGGACACGCTCCTAGGCAACCTGCCCAAGCCGCTACCGCCAGCGGTCGCGGACTACCGCCAGAAGATCCGCGAGCTGTCCGATGACCTGGAGTTCCTGGTGGACGCCGCGACCTCGCTCAAGGATCTCGACGGGATCGACCTGTCGCCGCTCCTGAACTTCAACCCCTACGCCTGACCTATGGCCCAGGAATACACCGCCTCGCCGCTCGACCCGGCGACGAAGATCAGCCAGTTCGTCTCGACGTTCAACTCGGAGATCGACGAGCTGACCGCGATCTTCTCGGAGACGGCGAGCTTCAACCTGACGCACGGCGGCTTCTACAAGGTCAACGCGACCTCGGGCGCCGTGACCGTGACGCTGCCAGCGGCGTCGTCGAATACGGGCATGAGGGTCAGCATCAAAAAGATCGACGCGAGCGCCAACGCCGTGACGATCGACGGAAACGGGTCTGAGACGATCGACGGCGCGACGACGTCCAGCCTTGCCAGCCAATACGACGTCGCGACGCTCATCTGCGACGGCACAGAATGGTTCTCCCTCTAAACGATGAGCACCGACACCCTCAGCGACTTACTCGCAACGTCACTCCTCGTCACCGGAGAGGCTCTTATGAGCGCCGCGCTCGCTGCCACCCTTTACGGAGCCTCGCAGGGCTTTGACTTCACTAACACCAACGCGCTCCTCGAGTGGGGCGTTGCTGGCGCCGTCGTCGGCGTCGTTATCCTGTTCCTGAGACATATCAAGTCGGACCGCGAAGACGCGCGGGCATACGACGAGAAGCGCGAAGCCCGCCAGGCCAACCGAGATCGCGAGCGGGACGAGCAGTTCGCGCGCGCTCTCCAGGAGCGGGCGCACCACGACGCGGAGATGATCGGCCTGCTCAGGAATACGATCGAGGCCGAGAGCCTGCACACTCGCGAAGCGATCGCGGCCTTGCGTGAGACCGTCAGGGATAGCCGCGGGAATGGCTGAGCAGCACGGCATCCACCCGATGGCCGAGCTCGCGCTTGCGATTCTCGCCGTCGCCTGCATCGTTCTCGCTCTTTCGGCCTCGAGCTGCTCGATTCTTCCGGATCGAGTGTACGGCGAGGCCGAGAACAACCCCTGGCGCGGCCCAGACGACGAGAACCTGTCCTTCACGTTCGGCGTCGAGTACGACCTGGCGCCTCAGGAGGTCGTGATCGCGGGGCAGCAGCGGCGGCACCCTTGGGACGTGCGCGAGGCGCTCGGGATTCACGACGGCGACGAGCCCGAGGGCCCGGTTCCGCTGGTCGTCGAGGACGACCGGATGGCCGAAACCCTCCATGCCGTCGCGGTCGCTCTCGACGAGCTGCACGGGGCGACCGTATCGAACGCGCGGACGATGGACGCGCTTGCTAAGGACGCCCGCGCCATGCGCGAGGCGTTCGACCGAGCCGAGGCGTCCTGGGACGCCGTCAACCGCACGCTGCTCGGCGGCGGCGGGCTCGGGACCCTTCTCCTGCTCCTTCTCGGCGGTCGGCGTATCTGGCCGGCCAAGAAGCTCGAGGACTCGCCGGGCGCCTGACCGCGCCCCCTCCAACTAGGCGCTCGGAGGCGCTTACAGAATGACTTCCCACCCCCTCGCGAGGCTCGGCCTCGCCCTTGCGCTCGTCGCCCCGCTGGCGGCGTGCGCTCTCTCTCCCGCAGCGGCCGAGCGCGTCGCCGAGCTTGAGGCCGAGCGCGCGGTCCTGGTCGAGGAGCGCGACGCGCTCGCAGCCGAGGCCCAGGCCGCCCGCGAGCTCTGGCAGGAGGCCGAGGCCAAGCTCGACGCCGCCGTGCAGGCTGGCGAGGCGGACGCGATCGCGGCGGCTCGGGCCGAGCGCGACGCGGCGCTGGACGTGGCGACGGCGAAGCTCGAGGAGCTGCTCCAGCCCTACGCCGTCGCCGACGCGGCCGTGGCTGCGAAGACGAAGGAGATCGCCGAGGTCGAGGCCGCCGACGTTGGCGCGCAGGCCCAGGGCATCCTCGGGCCGCTCGCGCCGTTCATCCCCGCGCCCGCTCAGCCCGTCGCTGTCGGGCTCGCGGCGCTCGCGCCCTGGATCGCGTCGAAGCGATCGCGGCAGCACCTCGCGCGCTCGGTGCGCGAGCTGAACCCGCTCTCGGCTGGGGGCATGGCGCCCGGCGAAGCGATCGCCTCGATCGCGCGGGCCTTCGGCTTCGAGCACTCGACCGAGGACCCGGCCGCGCTGCTCGACGTCGTCCGCGCCAAGGCCGAGGCCAAGGGTCTCGAGATCGTCCAGACCGGCGAGGGCCCGAAGCTCGTCGAGCTGGGCTCGCCGGCCGACCCGGACGTCCAGCCGCACTCTGGCGCCTAGCCGCGCCCCGAAACCGTCCGGAGCGTCGCTTCGGCCCCGCACCCCGACGCGCCCGGGGGGCAACCAGGGGCCTGTGGCGGCGCTCCTCTCGTAGGCCTAAACGAAGGCGGGCTCGCGGCGACCAAACCGCGAGCCCTTGATTGGAGACCTGACGCATGACGCGCAAGGTCTGCCCAGGGTAACCGCTCCAGCGGCAAGGTCTACCCCCCCGCCTAGGATCTCAGGATGGCATCCAGGCCGCGAACATGGACGGTCTTGGCGACCCGGAACGCGCCGCGCATCGTTTCGAGCTGGCGGTCTGGGCCGCGGCGCTGCGATCCCAGGCCGAACGCATACAGCCAGCAGAGCAGCGAGCGCGGCGCAAAGCCTTGCGTGCGGCGGCTTCCGTCCCAGCTCCAGATCTCGGCGGCGTAGCCGACCTGGCGCCAGTTCCAGAGGCCGCGCAGGGCGCCCCAGACGAGCAGGGCGTGGCCGTCCGAGGACTCCAGCTCGACCCGATCGAAGGCGGCGACGGCGTCGAGCAGATCCTTCGCGCGGCGCTCCCAGAGATCCGCGAGCGCGTCCGCGACGTACTCGGGGCAGTACCGCACGCCCGGCGCAGGGCGCGGCGCGGTCCAGGGCCCCAGGCTGATCGTGGCGCCGTTCTCGGCGACGAGCCCAGCCCAGACCGAGGGCGCGGCGGTCTGGTCGTTCGAGAAGCGCAGAGCCGCCCCGAGCTGCGGGCGCCCTAGGACGTCCAGAGCCGCGCCGCGAGGGCGGGCGACCGAGTAGACCTGGCGCCCGGCTAGGATCGAGTCGCGGCCCTTCGAGCGGCCCTCGATCGCCTCCAGGCGGGACCCCCAGCCTCGGGCGCGAAGCTCGGCGTCGAACGCCTCCAGGACGTCGAGGAAGCCGAGCGGGCGCCAGTATTTCAGCGGCCCCTCGGGCTCGACCTCGGGCACCGGGGGCAGCTTGGCGAGGTCCGCGCGGGTTACTTCGTTGCCGGGCAGGATCATCCGTACAGCTCCGCGATGGCGAGCTTGGCGGCGCGCGAGACGCTCCAGGCGGCGCGCTTGCCCTCGTAGCAGCCGACCAGCAGGCCGTTGCGCTCGACGACGACGCACTCGTTCTGGTCGTCCCAGGCGGCCGTGATCGTGTCCCAGCGGCTCCCGCCGACGTGGACGGACCAGGCCCAGCGGAAGGCCGCGCAGTCGGCGTTGGAGCGCGACGCGCGGCGGACTTTGAGGAGGGTTTCGAGCTTCATGGTCTCAGATCTCCAGGGCCTCGATCAGTTCGTGGGCGGCGTCCAGTCGGTCGCACGGCGAGCCCGAGCGGCAGGCCCCCGCGAGGTTCGTGGCGAGGACGCAGAGTTCGTCCCAGGCCTCGCCGTCGTCTTCCAGCTCGGCGTGCTGGGCCTCAAACTCAAAGGCGTCGGCCACGCTCTCCACCTTGCAGCTCAATTCACGGCATAGGTCGTCCCGCGAGTAGTTCGTGGTGACTTCGTGGGCCAGGTCGAGGGCCTTCAGGTGCGCGTTCGGTTGCTTTTTCATGGTCGGGTCTCGGTTGGGGAGGGAGGGGGCGGCGGGACTCACTCGCTCCCGCCGACCTACTTATTCGACCA